ATGATGGACATTATGCAGTACATCAAAGAACGCGGCGCACACCAAATTTACTGGACTGTAGAAAACAATACTATTGGTGAAGCAGCATTAGTTGTTATTCGAGATACGGGAGAAGAAAACTTCCCCGGTGACTTCTTGCATGAGCCGAAGCGTATTCAAGGCTACAAAGGTCGCAAAGGTTTCCACACTAATCACAAGAGCAAAGTTGAAGCAGCTATTGCACTAAAACGTTTAATTGAAAAAGACAAGATTACTGTTAACAGCAAAATGCTTATAAGTGAACTTAAGAACTTTGTTGCCAGGGGTAATAGTTATAGTGCTAAACCAGGACAAACAGACGATTTGGTAATGAGTCTTTTAATTGCTGTTCGTGTTATAACTTATGTTAGTACATTTGAAGATGAAGTGTTTGGCGCAGTTAACAATAGTTTAAGCGCAGATGAATATCTACAAGAAGATGAATACGACTCGCCCATGCCGGTATTGTAATGATTCATATTGAAAAACTTTCATTAAAGGGCGTTGCTACCTATACTTGGCAAACATTTGTTGATCATTTATTAAACGATAAAGTATCTAGAAACTTAGCGTTACCTCATGATTTTCGTACAGATCAAAGAAATTATATTTCTACAAATATAATATCACCGTATGTTTTTCCTAAGTTGAAAGATGTTTCAATTGGAAAGTATTATGGTAATACTGGAGCAGATATTGACGAGTTATTGTTGTCTCAACCTAACATTGAAAATTTAGCGATTGAAATAACAGTTGATAATATAAACTCGTTGCCAAAGCAAAAGTTAAAGCGTTTGCTTGAAAGTTATATTGTTATATTAAACGATTTTGAAGAAGGCGGTACACTATACGGACCACCAAGACCTCACTTAGTAGAAATTTTAACAAACCTAAACATAAAACCAAAGATGCTGTTTCTAGTAGGTTTTTGTTTTCAACTAGATGACTGTTATCCACCTCTTAACATTTATAAAGTTCCTTTTGAATACTGGGCTGTTCAATCCGCAATAGTCAGTAAAACATTTTCTTCTGCTATTTTTGATAAGTCTATACAGCAAGAAATGTTAGACAAATTATCGGTTGACGCTACAGAGTTTTGTGCAGTGCCGTTATTTAAGCCTAGAAAAAACAGAGTTGAACTGTTAGTACAACTAGACAAACTTGGTATTCTAGAAAAAACTAATTGGAGCTTGGCGTATAATATAACTAAACATAATTATGCATCTACTGTACGCTATAAAAAATCAGAGTCTTATACAGATGAACAACTAGAGTTTTTATCTAAGTATACATTTCCTAAATTTTTAGAAGGACCCTCAGTGGATTGGGTTGATGTAATATCTCCTCTTCCAGAATGGTTTAACAGATATAAGTTTAATGTTTGTGCCGAAACTTATATGGGACACGAAATATCTACACCAATGGGAGGACCCGCAGGTGTAACCGAGAAAACATATAAAAGTTTTCTGACCGGGGCAGCGCCAATTATGTATGCACCCAAAGGCGCAATTACTCATGTTAAAAATTATGGTTTTAAATTACTCACCGGTGAATTTGACACTACTAACCCAGTAGAAGTGAGTAAACTAGTTGCGTATTATTATAAAAATCCCACGTATACAATAGATTACAAACTGCATAACTTTGAAAGAATTACAGATTTAGGTTTTCTTACAGATCTCGTTTGTGAGCCTCTAAATAAGATAGCAGAATTGATAAATAGTATTAGGAGATAATACTATGGCAGTTAATACGCAAAAACTTGCAGAGAAAATCTTTAACCTACTAAAGGGTTACGGGTATACTGTAAAATCATACGATCCAGAGGGAAAACTAGTTATTAACCCTCAAGACGCTACACGTTTCTTAGTGGATAAGCCAAACGTGCTAGTACGTATTGATTTAAACAATATGCAAGTTAGTTTAGCTACCAGCGAAGATCTAAGCGACCATCCTGTACGCGAACAGCTTAAGAAGCTAGTTTTTAATTCAAGTCCAGAACTTACATTTGACTATAGAGTGTTTGGTAAGAAGTTAAAAGCTAAGGGTGAAGCAATTAACATAATTAAAAATTCGGAGAAAGATATGGCGGATGTAATGGAAGGCTTTGGGGTAATGACAGGCAGCACAAAGACCAGCTATCAACCACTAGACAACATTAAGATTGTTGTTAAGCACAGAAAGCCTGTTAACGAGGAATCACGCGGAGCCCGCAGCAGAAACATCCACAGCATTTATATTCAGCGCGGCGAAGAGAAGTTTAAGATGCAGGAAAACAGTTTAAGAGCTGCTCGCGCAATGGCACGTCATATTCACAACGGCGGTGAAATGTTTGACAGTACTGGTCAAGCAATTACAGAGATGGCGAAAGAATATCGTCAGCTCGGCGACTTTGTGCGCTATGTACGTAGTGCTAACCTAGTTAACGAAAACAACGAGCAGTATGTTAGCATGGCTGTAGAAAATATTGAAAACATCAGAGGTATTTTTGATAAGCTATCAGGTGTTAAGACATATGCAACAGCCGTTGAAAGTCTAGAGGACCGCTACAGTGTCGAGATTCTAGAGGACAGCATTGACTTAGAAAGTAAGTTTGTTGAAACTCACTTTGATGATCGTGTTGCTAACGCAATGGATAGCATTAAACGTGCTATGGCCAGACAGCAATCTTTTGAAAGTACAATTGCTAATGCTGTAGCAAATGAGTCATTTGAAAATCTCAAAGACTTACTAAGCGAAAGCGATACTATTGAATTTGCTTCACCACATGCTAGACTTGGACATCAAGTAGCACAAATGGGTTACGCTGCTCAAAATCCAGTGTTAGGCAACTATCTTCAGAACATTAGTAAGAAGTTAAACGCAGGCGGCTCACTCAATCAGTTTGAGTATACAACTGTAAAGAGTTGCTTACTATGTGCTAATGAAGCAAGAGTTAAAAGTGTTCCAGGAATGACCGAATCCGAAAGTTACGAAAAGTTTTTGGATCAGTTCATCGTAGACTAACCGGAAAAAACATTTGAAACAACGAGCCCTGTATAAGTAACATTATACGGGGCTTTTTGTTCTGTATAGATAAATAAAATTGTTAGAAAAAGGTGTTGACTTTTTTCTATCTAGGCATTAAACTTAAAAAACGTTCTTATATTAAGAACAAACATGGCACATATGGCAAAGGAGAAATATTATGGCCTCATTAGCAGACATCCGCGCAAAGCTCGCGGCAATGGAATCAAAACCAGGTTCCAACAACAACCAAGCGCAAAGCGATAACGCAATTTATCCGTTCTGGAATATCGAAGAAGGCGCTTCCGCAACATTCCGTTTTCTACCAGATGGCAACGAAAAGAATGATTTCTTTTGGGTTGAACGTCAGATGATCCGACTAACCTTCCCAGGTGTAGTTGGCGGTGAAAACAAGCCTGTAAACATTCAGGTACCATGCGGTGAAATGTACGGCGACACATGTCCAATTCTAACTGAAGTTCGTCCTTGGTTCAAGGATCCTGCACTAGAAGAAATGGGCCGTAAGTACTGGAAGAAGAAGTCATACATCTTCCAAGGCTTCGTTACAGAAAATCCTCTTAACGAAGAATCTCCTGAAAATCCAATTCGTCGTTTCGTAATTGGTCCTCAGATTTTCAACATCATTAAGTCGGCACTAATGGATCCAGATATGGAAAATATTCCAACCGACTATCTAAACGGTACAGACTTCCGTCTAAGCAAGACCACTAAGGGTCAGTATGCTGATTACAGCACTTCCAAGTGGGCTCGTAAGGAACGTAGTCTAGATGAAACTGAACTTGCCGCAATTGACAAGTTTGGCTTATTTAATCTAAATGACTTCCTCCCAGCTCGCCCAACTGCTGATCATTATAAGGCTATTGCTGAAATGTTTGAAGCAAGTGTTAATGGCGATCTTTATGATCCAGCACGTTGGGGCAACTACTACAAGCCATACGGCGTAGAAGTTCCAGCTGGTGCAGCCAGCCCAACACTACAGAAGGCTAGTGCTCCAGTAGCAAAGCCTGCTCCAACACTAGTAGCAAAGCCTGCGGTAGAAGAAGATGACGAAGCACCGTTTGATACAACTCCAGCACCAAAGGTAGAAGCAGCACCCTCTCCTGCTCCAGCAGCAAGTGACGGCGCAAAGAAGTCAGCCGATGACATCCTTGCAATGATCCGTAACCGCAAGCAAGCCTAAGGAGAGAATATGCAGAAACCATTTGATTTGACCAAGTTTCGTACTGGTCTAACTAAAAGCATCACCGGTATCAGTGCTGGCTTTCACGACCCACGTGATTGGATCAGCACTGGTAATTACACACTAAACTATCTTATCAGCGGAGACTTTAACAAGGGTATTCCGCTGGGCAAGGTAAGTGTGTTTGCCGGAGAATCAGGTTCAGGTAAATCATTTATTTGTTCCGGCAATATTGTGCGTCACGCACAACAATCGGGCTGTCAAGTCGTTCTTTTTGACTCCGAGAACGCACTTGATGAAGAATGGTTGAAGGCACTAGATGTCGATACCAGCCCAGAAAAATTACTTCGTATTAGTGTTAGCATGATTGACGATGTGGCCAAAGCCATCTCAGACTTCATGAAGGACTACAAAAGCAATTATGGTGACCTACCCTACGAAGACCAACCCAAGCTAATTTTCGTAATTGATAGTTTGGGCATGTTGCTTACTCCAACTGACGTAGATCAGTTCCAGAAAGGTGACATGAAGGGTGACATGGGCCGTAAGCCCAAGGCACTAACTGCATTGGTAAGAAACACTGTTAACCAGATTGCTCCTTATCCAATTGCACTAATTGCAACCAACCATACATATGCAAGTCAGGATATGTTTGACCCAGACGATAAGATTTCGGGTGGTCAAGGCTTTATCTATGCATCAAGTATTGTTGTTGCAATGCGTAAGCTCAAGCTCAAGGAAGATGAGGACGGCAACAAGATTAGCGAAGTACGAGGCATTCGTAGTGCTTGTAAGGTAATGAAAACTCGTTACAGCAAGCCTTTCGAAAGCGTACAGATTAAGATTCCGTATGAGTCAGGCATGGATCCATATAGTGGCCTATTGGATATGTTTGAAGCAAAGGGTATCTTAGCCAAGGAAGGTAACAAGCTATCTTATACTTCTCCTGTTACTGGCGAAGTTATCAAGGAGTTCAGAAAAGGCTGGACCGGCGCCAAGCTACAGATAATTATTGACGAGTGGAATAGTAATCCTCTTGCCAGTAAGGATACTGTAGAGGACGCTTCCGCTGATGACTTTGAACCAGCACCGGAGGAATATGCAGATGAGTCCTGAAGTTGCACTTCTCGATGAAATTTGGGATATTGTAAAAGTACATGTCCCAAAGAAGGATAGAGTTGAATTTGCAGAAACAATTCTTAGAACATTTGAAGATCATTTAAGTTTAGATGATATTGAAGAACATCTTCAAAGTTTTGATTCGGCAATGAAAGCAGCAATTAAAAGTCATTTTGATTATTTGTTAGATACAGATGACGAAGATGACGATTACAACACTGACTGGGATTAAGCATGAGTACTTGGTATAATAAGGTAGTCGACGATTTAGGTAACATCATTGACTGTATTGCCTACTTTGAAGATGAACTTGAAAATGCCAGATATGAATGCACAATTAAGGGTAGCCTGGAGAAATCCAGTGCTGCCCTACCCGGCATCACAGAGCATCGCTTCAATCAGCTACAAGAGATTGAAGCGATTCTCGAGCACTTGAATATTGAGTTACGCAAAGAGCGTAGCAAGGTGTTTAGAAAGTATTTGGAAGCATACAACAGACAACTCAGCAGCAGAGATGCAGAGAAGTTTGTTGACGGTGAGGAAAGTGTTATTACACTTACTCACCTATGCAACCAATTTAGTTTACTACGTAATAAGTTCTTAGGTATCATGAAAGGACTTGATACTAAGCAGTGGCAGATTGGTCATATTACAAGACTACGTACCGCAGGTATGGAAGATATTGTAATCAATTAACATGTCGAACTTAATAAAACCTATTATAGATTTTGCTGAACGTTTTAATACAGGTACTAATCCTAGAAGTTACCTAAAAAAGTTAATAGGTAATAAACTAAATCTTTATCAAGATTATATTATTGTTAATGACAATAATATTTTTTTCTTATTAGACGAAAACACTAAAGACTTGATAAAGAGCTACGATAACATTTTTTTGGATCTAAGCCAAAATCCATTACTACAAGAAGCAATCGATTATTATAAAACTTTATTAGTTAAACCTACGCAGCACTTATATGTAATCGTAGGTGATGCAAGTTACTCTAACAGACTAGTCGAAACTAATAACAACGTATCATATTACTATTCTAGTTTTTTTCATACGCTGTATTCAGATGGAAAAACAAAAACCTACGATAATATACCTACAATAAAATTTTCATCATTGAATGCTTTGCCTCGCATACACAGAATAATTTTTATAAATGAATTAGTTAGGCAAGAAATGCTTGATAGAGTTACTATCAGTTTTCTATATGACATGCAAGATCATCAACGAAATTACATGGAGACCAAGTATTTTCAACAAGATGTAAGTTTGCATCAATCAGAGTTTGATTTTTTTAGCAACAATGTTTTGCACTTGTGTCCTATATTGTTAAACAATGATCCTGAATATAATAAAGTTGTATGCGATTATTCTATAAATTCTCCCGCATATAAAGATACTGCATTAAACATTATTACCGAAACTACACACGATCAACAGTTCCTAACAGAAAAAACATGGAAGGCAATTTACGCTAAACAACTATTTTTAATTCTAAGTGGTGTAGGAAGCGTAGCACTTTTACGTAAATTTGGTTTTGATGTTTTTGATGATTTTATAGACCATAGTTATGATAGTGAAATTGATTTAGAAAAAAGAACTAAAATGATCGTTAATGAAATGAAACGATTAGAACCTAATATTTTAACCATTCATAAAGAAACAATTGATCGTCGATCTCAAAACTTTTTATATTTACAAAGCGCAGATTTTGAAAATAAGGTAAATTTAATTCCTCTTAATTAACTAAATAATAATAAAGGAGCAGCATATGAAACAAATCATTGCACTATTTTTAGCTCTAGCAGTAACTACTCCAGCAGTAGCAGGCGGCAGAGACCATCATTATAGAAATTATAACCATCATAATTCCAGACATCACGGTCATGGTGATAAATGGGTAGCACCATTAATTGGTGGTGTTATTTTAGGTGCTATTATAAACGAAGCAAGTAAACCTAAAGAAAAAGAAGTTATTGTAGTAAAACAGCAAAAATGTGACCCAATTACAATTATCGTGCAAGACCAGTGGGGTAATGTACTAGAAAAACGTACAGAAATGCGCTGTACAATATACTAAGCTAAGTCATTGATTTTTAACAGATTTTTAGCCCTTGTAAGTCATTGATTTACAAGGGTTTTTTGTTGCAAAAAAACAACAAAAA